GAAAGGAGTGAGTATTTTGGCTGAATACGTAAATACCAACATTGTTACCGTACCTGCCGGACAGAATGTGCCTCTGACGGAAACTGCCGTTGCGGGCAAGTCCTGCATCGTACACCGCGAGGGCAGCGGGCAGGTGTTCCTGCGCGGCCTGACAAACCAGTGTAAGGCACGGTTCCGCGTGTCCTTCGGCGGAAACATTGCCATCCCCACAGGCGGCACGGTGGGTGCAATCTCCGCCGCGCTGGCTATCAACGGTGAGCCGCTGACCAGCGCCGTGGCGACAGTAACGCCCGCCGCCGTGGAGAACTATTTCAACATCTATGTCGCTGCCAACGTGGACGTGCCGAAGGGCTGCTGCGTAACGGTGGCGATGGAGAACACCAGCGCTCAGGCGATCAGCTTTGCCAATAGCAACATGATCGTGGAGCGCGTCTGCTGAAAGGAGGGGCAACATGAACATGAAGGAGCTTTTCGGTATCCGGGAGATGCTGTGTGAGGAGCTGTCTGAGTTTTCCGGCCAGCGGGAGCTGAGCGCTGCTGACCTGGATGCCATCCACAAGCTGGCATCGTCCATCAAGAACATTGACAAAATCGCCATGTTTGAAAGCGGCGACTACAGCCGCGATGATGGGTATTCCCGCGATGACGGCTATTCCCGCGACTGGTCTTCCGGGCGCACCGCCTACAACAGAGGCAGCTCGTATCGGCGCAAGAGGGATTCTATGGGCCGGTACAGCCGCGATGAGGGCAAGGCAAAGGATCTGATCGAGCGCATGATGCAGGACACCGACGATCCCAACGTAAAGGAAGCGCTGCGGCAGGCAATGCACGTTGTTGAGAACGGGTAACGTTGCTTACACGTTACTTACAAACGTGTTTTGGAGGAAATAAGAAAATCCCTGTAACCGTTGTGGTTACAGGGATTTTTGTGGTGCGCGGTACAGGACTTGAACCTGTGACCCCATGCACGTCAAGCATGTGCTCTACCAGCTGAGCTAACCGCGCAGACAACAATGGTATATTACCGCAAAGTACCGCGATTGTCAACACTTTTCTTGCCATGACGCCGAAAATTTGTTATACTGGCGGCAAGACTACGCAAGGAGATGGTGCTACATGGAAAAGATCGCACTGGTGACGGGCTCCTCCCGCGGCATCGGACGCGCCGCGGTGCGGAAGCTGGCAGCGGCGGGCTACGCCGTCTGCATCAACTATCGGGAACGGCAGGACTGTGCTGACGCGCTGGTGGAGGAGCTGACGGCGGCGGGACAGCGGGCCATGGCCGTGCAGGCCGACGTGTCCGTCCGGCAGCAGGTCAACGACATGGTGCGGCGGGTGGAGGACGCCTTCGGTCCCGTGTCGCTGCTGGTGAACAACGCCGGTGTGGCGGGGCAGGCGCTGTTTCAGGACATCAGCGACGAGCTGTGGCACCGATACTTCTCCGTCAACGTGGACGGCGCGTTCCACACCATCCAGGCCGTGCTGCCCCGGATGCTGCATGAGCACGAGGGCTGCATCGTCAATATCTCCTCCATCTGGGGGCTGCGCGGCGCCAGCTGCGAGGTGACGTATGCCGCCACCAAGGCGGCGCTGATCGGGTTGACCCGTTCACTGGCGGCGGAGCTGGCACCCTCCGGCATCCGCGTCAACTGCGTGGCGCCCGGTGTTATCCGCACCGATATGCTGAACGCCCTGCCGCCCGCGGTGCTGCCGCAGCTGGCGGAGGAGACGCCGCTGGGACGGCTGGGCACGCCGGAGGACATCGCCGAGGCGGTGGCATTCCTGGCGGACCGACGGGCGTCCTTCATCACGGGACAGGTGCTCACCGTCGACGGCGGCTTCATTTTGTAATTCACAACAATGCAAAGGCGTACGGCTTGGCCGTGCGCCTTTTTCTTTACATATGCTGCTGGGGCAGGGGCTGGCCGTGGATCATGACGCGGCCGAAGCAGGTGAGGCTGCGGCCGCTGTCGCGGTGGAACGTTACGTCCATATCGGCCCGGGCGCGGTTCAGAGAGAACAGATAGACCATGCCGAAGCCATCGCGGTAATACTGCTTGCACAGCATGTCGCCGTCCACGCAGAAGATGCCTACGTCGCCGTTCTGCAGGGGATCGTGATTCACGTAGACCACGTCGCCGTCGGCGATCTGGGGCATCATGGAGTCACCCTGGATGCGGACGGCGAGCTCTGCGCCGGGGGGCACGTCACCTTCCACGGGGACGAGAGTATAGTCCTCGCCGAATACAGGGGCGGCAAAGCCTGCCGCCGCCGGAGACTGGTACAGCGGGATGGTACGCCGCTCCTGACGGGGACGGAGCCGCTGCTCCTCTGCCA